GTGACTCTCAGTGTTTGACACGCTCCTGAAAGTGTTGGATTTGCTTCGACTACTGTCTTGACTGATGACGATCCCGTTCCAGTCAGATAAGTATCCAAAGCGTTTTGAGCTGAGCGTTCGCTCATCCTGCCGGTGATGATGATGATATCGAGTGTGGCCTTGTCTGCGCCTCGCATCATAGACATGTCAAACTCGAAGTCGAGCATTCCAACAATCGCTGCTGGAACATTTATGGAGTCTGGAATCGTGTCGTAGCATCGCAGTCCAGTGATTGTTTGTAGTTGTGTTTTTAAAGCATCGCGCACATTAGATGGAGTCATACTCATGCGAGTGTCTCCTTGCGATATGCGCGCACTATTTGAGTTACATCACGCCCTAGTGGACTCATCCTGATCGCACCTAGATCACCTAGACCCAAGATGCCACCTGGTGAATCCTTGCGCTTGTAAAGATCGGCGGTGAGGATCAGACACGCCTGATTGATGTCATCTGGCACTGATGGCCAGCCGAATCGCGCTGTGACCTGTACACCAGGTCGAAGGCCGTTCTGGAATAGTCCTGGAAAGATTGGGAAAGTATTTGATGTCGAGACGATCGTGATCTGTGTGAAAGGTCTGCCTAGTGATAGGGCAGTCAGTGGATCCATGATGTAATCAGTATTAAGTGTCAGCGTAGTCTCGAATACGCCATCGCCATCATCATCAGTCTGCACTATCAGTCCAGATGTGGTTCCGATGTCATCGGTGTAGAGGATCACTGGTGAGCTGACTCGATACTGACGAGCTGATGCTGTCGAGTCTAGATAGAACCTGCGGTTGGCGATGCGATCGATCGATCTTGATGCCGACTCAATCATATTCTCTAGCAGTGTGTCATCAACATTATCTGAGATCGATAAGAATCCCTTTGCTTCTGCAAGTGTTGCATATCCATTAACTACGGCCATGAGCAGTCCTGACTGAAAGGGAGACAGCCATGACGGATAGAGAGGTGCAGGAGTAGATCTTCCCCATCGACTCCATCCTCTCTTGACTGCTCAGGTCGTAGAGCCTGGCGGCCACCGGAAGGGATGACCGCCAGACATTTATTGGTCTAGAAGCTAGGTGAAGCCAGACCAGTTCCGTTAATTTGTGCCATTGCTTTTCCGTAGCGTTCTGAGGTATAAGCAGCAAATCCGTACATGACGATGTTAATTGCCACCTTGCCGTTTGGCTCTTCAAAGGTCACATACTGTGGATCTCCGTTGCCTTCTTCAAACAAGTGTGACTCGTTTGCATCCATGACGAATATGGTGTCTTGGTTTGTGCTCGCACCGAGATTTGTTGCGATGTTTGCATCTGTGACGATAGGCAATCCCAGGATCGAGTATCCGGTGTTTGATCCATAGGCAGGATATCCGCCGTTGCCAGTTCCCATTGCGTTCACTGGATTGTAAGCAGTAGGAACGACCAGTGGTCGGTTTTGTCCATCAAGCCCAGCTAACAAGAAACCTAAGCGTCTTGGGTGCATGATCACATGTGTAGGACTGACATAAACATTGGATTGAATTTGCTGTATGGCGTCGGCGATCTTTGGATATAGGCCACTGACAGTTCCGGTTGTAGCTGTGTATGTCACCAGGATGCCTGATGTCATTGTTGCTAGACCGAGAGGCTGTCCGTTTGAGCCTGTTCCGTTGAGGATCAGATCATCGAGCTTGGTGTGATATGCGCGGATGAGATCTGCAAGAACGATGTTCTCGATGTTGTATCCGCGTTGTAGTGCTTGCTTTGAAACTGATTGCTGGCCAGCGATTGTGAAAACATCCACTGTCAAAGTGGTGTCATCCATGTCAGTGCTGACAGCAGCGGTGTTCTGTGAAGTTTGTGCGGCCACAGAAGTTCCAGTTGTGATTCTAGACAGCACCGCAGAGATGCCTTGTGCTGGTAATTGATGCTTGCGTGATACATCTGCCGTTGGTCGACCCGCCCTGGCTAGAGGTGCGTAAAGGTCTACTAAATACTGAGGTACGACAAGCCCTGCAAAGTTGGCGGTTGAGACTGCGCGCTTCTCAATCTTCATCTCGCGTTGATGGCGAGCGATACGCTCTGATGCTTCGCTGTTGTTCATAAATTGTGAAGCAAAGGCATCGCCTAAGAAGCTGTGACCGGCTCGCTCTGTATATGTGAGTTCCTCGTTTACGACATAGGCAGGTGATGCTGATCGTGTTTCTGGCTTGATATTGGAGTCCACTTTGGCTGCAAGATCTGCTGCCTTTGCGTTGCGGATTTCAATGTCTGAGATTTGCTCGATGCGCTCATCTAGTTTCTTGACTTCTAGATTTAACGCTTCAACATTTGCTAATTCAATTTCTGTGATATCTCGTACCTCTATGGCTGCGCGCTCAACGATTGACTCGATGAGTGCTGTCTTGCTCTCACGCTTTTCGCGTAAGGAGACAAGGAATGAATTTGACATGCTTCTCCTTAGATTGTTGGTGGTGAGAGAAGGTGTTGCCGATAGGCAAGGTGTTCTGCTTGTTTTGGATTATATCTTATTTCTTAATGCATTGAGAATAACTTGCGCTCGATCAACACGAGATTTTTCTCGTGCAACAATTGCATCCGCCCATGTCTTACCTGCATCTCCGCCCCATAAAGCCCACGCGATGCGGCCATTAGATGGATAGCCATCCTCGCCTGGTCTAAATCCTTCTGCTTGCTTATCTACTTCATGTCTTGCAAAATAGGAATACACTCTTTTGACTGTTTCCAATGGTAGATCTTTACCATTTGAAATATCACGCGCACGAGCTACACCTATCTCAGTGCCGCCTCTGCCAAACTGCCGCCTCCATGCCAGCCCACGCTTGGCCTCCTCGACCATACCTGCTGTTGGAGTAAAGGACTCAGCTCTATCTTGTGTCACATCCTCCTCTGGCATCACCCATCTGTTGCAGTAATAGTCTGCCTGTACATTTTCATCCCAAAGTGAACAGTATCCAGCCTCGTAATATACGCAGTTGCCACAGTTGCGACCTTCTGGCACATCTTCACTAGATGCCGGTCTGTAATTCTCTGGAAGTGCGCGATCGCCAAACTCTGCAATATTGAGCGCTGTTAGTTGAGCCTCTGCCTGCTCAATAGTGCGATGGCATCCCATCAGCTCGCGACCTTCATCTTTGATGACGGCAAAGGCCTCGCACTCAGGATGATCATTTACGATGCTGTATGGCATTACTGCTTCAGCGTAGCGAGTATCTCACGCGCCTGTGCAAGTCGAGGATTCTCGTCTACCTCAGTATCCCTGACACCACTGACAGCCGCCATCTCTCCATAAGCGCCAAAAGTGACAAGTGAGATCTCAGCCAGATGCGCCTTGATGCGCTCGATGACTCCATCCTCACGCTTGCGATTCTTTAGCGGCATGAAACCAATTGATAGATTATCCAGAGCGCCATCTTTGATGAGCTCTAGTACCTCATCACCTGCCACAGTATTGCTCACACGCATCTCTGCGTATAGCCCCTTGTCAGTCTCTCGCAGCATAGTAGCTCGGCCTAGAGGCAGCGCTTTGGCATCATGGCCTCGTAATAGTTTCACGCGAAACGGCGCGCGCACTACATCGGCAAATGCTCCCTTGCGGAATACCTCGGTTAGACTGCCACTGATCTTCTGCTCTACATCGTAAGGAACAGCGATGCCAGAGATGGTTCGACCATCTCCCTCTGCTCGATACTCTAGATCGATCGTATAACTGCGATGCTCGATCTCACTCATGCTATCTCCTCGCTTTCGCTCTCATCATCAAAGTCATCGAGATCGGTGTCATCACTGACCTCATCCTTGAGTGCATTTTCTGAGTCATCTAATCCCTCGCGCTTCTCCATCTCTCTGACCTCATCTACAGTCAGGAAGCCGTTGGAGATAGCGATCTGGTGTGCTTGGTAGCGACTGAGTGTGTCAGTGCGCAGTAATGAATCAAAGTTGAACTTGGCTACCTGTCCACGCACTAGGAGATCAGATAGTGCCTCCTCGATACGCTGTGCGATCGGCTGGATACTCCATCGGATCAGTTGCAGATTCTCCTGCTCAACATTTGAGTAGGTGCGTGATGAGTTAGGTGCGCCTAGATAGTAGGCCGGAAGTCCGAGGATATTTGATGCCTCAACAAGCGCTTGCTGCTGTGCCTCTATGAGCTGAGCCTCCTGCGCATTGTCGCTGAGCACCTGGAACTCTGTGCTGCTATTTAGAACAGCCGGTGCTCTATTGCGTGAGCTATACATCGACATCCATGCGGCCTTGAGTGCATCTGCCTCTTCCTGAGTCAAATCCGGATTGGCTGATTTAAGGATCGCCGATGGACTCACTCCTCCATCAAAGTATCTAGAAGCGTACTCGTTGATCGCAATAAGTTTTCCAAGTGCTTGTTTCTGAGCTCCTAAAATGCCTACGCCAACAAGCGCTCCTGGCATGGAAAAATTTTTGATATGCAAAATTTGTGATTGATCATACTGTCTGCCATCGATCATGTAGATCATGCGCCCGTTGTCGCGCGATACATTTACTCGGTTTGGCTCTACCGGATAGAAAGATTCTGGTAGCCCATTAGCTCCAGGTTCTCCTAAAACAGCGATGTAGTTGCCATGAATCAAAAGCGCCGAGGCCATCGCCGCGATTGTCTCCATGCGAGTGCAGGGTGGATTTGGTCTCAGCAAAATATTTGGTGTCGGCTTTACTAGAGTGTCACCGCGATAGGCATGTAATGGCATTGCACCGATTGCATCTGATATGAGAGTGATGCCTCTCCAGATAGCCGGAACTCCGAGCATCGTGTCTTGATCTACATAAACGCCTGCCCAGTTGCCTTCAAAAAATCGACCTACTCGACCAAGTGAATCAACATAGCCTGTATTGGTATAAACAACAGAGCCCTGAAACTGTCGCTTCAGTAATTTGTTAAGCATCGCGCTCCAATGCTATGCCAAAGAGAGTGAGAATCACGCCCCCACATAGTACCGCAAGGCTTGGTGAATACAGGGATATGCCTACGATAGTTATTACTGCGCCGAGTCCCTGCATCGTCGTGCTTATAAGTTGTTTTATTTTCATTAAAATATTCTACTCCTAACTAGATCTCGCTCTATCTCTTTGCTTGTGATTCCATAATGTGCCAAAGTCGCTGCAACAAGTGGCGTGATGTTTGTAGTGGATTTTCTGTTCCAAGCCCACGCATCCCCTAGAGGTCGTTTGCTCGATCCTAGAATTGCCTCTCGCATATTGTCATCTCCTAAATGACATAAAGTGCGAGACTGCACTGCATCAAAAAAGTTACCGCAAGCTCTTGCGTATTCCTGCAGACCTATTGGCATGACCTTGATGCCTTCCAATTCAAGATGGCCTATAAGGGAGGCAGCCGGACTTCCAGTATCAATCACTACCGAGGCGTTCCATTTCTTAGCTATCTCTATGACTCGCGGCAAGAGCCATCCAACGCCATCTCGCATATCGACGATCTCGACTGGATTGATTCCAGATACCGCACCAGCTGCGGCTATGGCTGCCTTGCTTCGCTCACGAGACATATCCACGCCGATTACGACTTGCGATCCTACGATGACATCACTTCTAACCAATTCATCCCATTGAGCCGTATCGATAACTTGCGTAGATTCAGCTGCAGCCCAGACATTCAACCACTCGCGAGTAAAGATTTCAGGGGAGTTGGTATTGGCTGCCTCCCTCACCGCCTGGATCGTTACGCCCTTGCGGATTCCTAGCGAAGGAATAGCCTGCCGCCATATATCTTCGTCCATGTGATCGAACTTGTCCTCGTGTGGAGCCCATTCAAACCAAGCTAATCTTGCTTCTTTCTCTTCCAAAGATGTGTGCGCAAGGTTCCGATAATGTGCTAACAGGGTGCTTCTCTCATCTCCAGCGTTCGACAAGATCCACAATTGGCCATTTGGCTTTGTGGCCAAAGTCGGTTGCAACGCACCTATGAGGCTCAAGTCATGCGTAAGAGCCTCATCGATGACTACCAAATCCAAAGATGTACCGCGCCCA